GACAGGGGCGAGAAACGCTCCACGGGAATTCATATCCCCACTGTGTGCAAATCTCAGCTCTGCGTCATACGGCGTGTCGACCTTGTTGAACGACGAAAAGGTGCCTTGTTCCACCGGGAAACTGGAAATTCGCGAGCCATCTCGAAATCGAATGCCAAGGAAGGTATCGAACTCGATCACGCGCTGGCCATCCTGGTTGTACAGCCCCCACCGTGGAATTCCAAATAAGAACGCAGCAAGGGCCCCCAACCCCAGATTGGCCAGTTCGGATAGAGATGGGAGAGTCAACCCGCGCAGCACGGCAGGCACGCCCGGAACCTGCGGCACATTCGGAAATTCAATCAGCGGCATCAGAACATCCCTGTGTTCGACTGGTTTACCAAGCTCTGGCTACTCCCCAGATCGCCCAAGTCCCTGGCGATACCCTTACCGTCGGTCGCCTGCGTGTTGATGGTCACTGGCCCGTGGATGTTGACCTCGTGGTTGTTCTCGGTGTTAAGCGGCATAGGCTTCGCCCCGGACTGCGCTGCCAGCGGCGATGCCTGGGCTGACGCGGCCGTGGCAGAACCCGCGGAAGCCTCGATGCTCGCGATGTGCGCCGCACCATACAACGCGGCTGCTGCAGCGCCGCGCTTCTCCGCTTCGCCGTCGCGGTCCTTGGGCCGCTCGTAGTACCGCGAAACCGCATCGCCAGCCTGCTGGGGAGTTTTGGCCGCTTGCAGCTTCTCCATGGCCGTGCGCTCCGTGTTGCGCAGCTCCCAGTCCACGAACGCCAACTGCTGGGCCAGCGTCGCGTCCTTCAGGTCAATGCCGAAGGCTTTCTTGAAGTCAGCCTGACGCACCGGGTGCCATTGACCAACCCCTACGGCCTGCCCGTTATCACCCACCGCCTTCGGGTTCAGGTTGCTTTCCGCCATCAGGTTCGCCACGATTCCGGACGCCTGCTCGCGCGAGTAACCCTTTCCTTCGAAGAACTTGATTGCGTCCATAGCGCCCTTGTTGCCGCTCTGGTAGGCCGGATTGTTCAAGGCGTTCACCTGCACGTTCTCGCCCTGGTTCAGCGACTTGCTGTAGGTGGCAAGCGCCACGCCGCCGGCCACGGTGGCGATTGTGCCCAGGGCGGCGACGCCAGCAGCACCAGACGCCCCACCGATAAGCCCAAGCGAGGCGCCAATGGACGCCAATGCAGTCGCCAATGACGCCATAGGCGCCACGATAGACAGGATTTTCAGTGCCGCCAGGCCGATCAGGACATTCTTCCAGCCGCCCACAGCCTGGGCCCCTTGGTCTGCCTTCTCGACTAGCTTGCCCACGCCGTCAATCATGCGGTCGATCCACTGCACGATTTGCTGGCGGTTCTGCAGGAAGTAGTCCCCCACTTTCTGGGCCGCCTTCAGCAACTTTTCGAAGGTTGGGATCAACGCGATCAACACCTTCGTGCCGACCGATTCGAAGGTATCGCGCAAGTCCAGGTAGATGTTGCGCAGCCGCTGGGCGTCCTGTGCATCCTTCGCCGTGATCGAGGATCGCTTTTCCTGCGCCACCACCAACTGCTGAATGGCAGCAGGCCCCTGCTTGATCAGATCGAACTGATCGTCCGAGATTCCCATCATCTGGGCCGCCAGCGCAGCGCGGGCCCGGTCGGTCTTGTAGATCTCCGAAACAATGCGCGAGCGCGCCAACAGGTAGCTATTGCCGTCCTTCAGGTCCTCGACCTTGCCGCCGAACTGGAAGAACGCCGGCAACGTCTCGGCCGACATACCGCGGCGGAACTTCGCCACCTCGCTGGCCGACTGGCGCAACTGGGCGGTGATGCCTTCCGCCGACCCGCCCGCGCGCTCGGCGGCCCGCTGCCAGGCCTGAAGGCGCTCGGTGCTCATGTCCAGGTTCTTGGACATCTGCCCCAGGCCAGCCGCGCCGCTGATGGTGTTCGCGGTGAAGTTTTTCAGGCCCACGCCGGCAGTGAACACCGCCAGCAGCGCCAGGGCCTCGTTGCGCATGCGGCTGAAGAACATGGCGGCCTGTTTGCCATTGGCCTCCATCGTCCGCGCAGCCCGGCCAGACTCATCCGTCGTATGTTTCAGCGAACGGTCGACCTCGGCCACGCCCTGCTTGAATCCTTTGGCGTTCAGCTTCAGCTCGACGAAGAGCGCATCCAGAACGGTGGCCATTGCTACTTCCTCACTTCGGATAGCACACGCCTGTTGTGCGCGTCTACCGCGATCACCTCAAGCAGGTTGTAGAGATCCTCGGCCCCGTACACGGTCTGCAGGTCGTGCAGCATGTGCGGGTGCCGAGAGATAACCGCGGCGACGTTGGGCGGCACGTTGGCGTAGCTGATCAGCCGGTGGTTGCCGCCGTGCCAGGACTGGACGCCGTAGTCGATTGGCCGGCGGCTGGCGAAAAATCCAGGTGAAGCGCCACAATCTCGCGGCGCAGGAGCAACCGCGTGGCCACTTCCTCGATGTCTTCGTCATCCAGCCGCCGAGAGCCGGCCCGGCCCATATCCAGCTGCACGCATTCCATCATCTTGTCGAAAAGCGGCTTAGCCTGTTCGAACTTCAGGCTGTTCAGCGCTTTCAGGCCGACGGATGCCAAGCCGGCCAGGCCAGCCTGGGCGATGTTGTCCGGGATCTGGACTCCAGCATTCATGAGCGCGAACAGCGCGCGGCCCGCCCAGTCCTCGGCCTCGGCGGCCGACAGCTCAGTGATCAGGAACGCCTTGCCCTTGTCTCGCCCGGCTGCGGTGATGGTGATGGTCTTTTGCTTACGGGCCATATCACACCACCGCCGGGCTGACGTCTTGCCAGGTGATCTGGAACGTCATGGGCTGGAGGATCGCTCGGGCCGTGGGCACCGGTGGCGCCTGGGTCAGCACGCCGCGCTGCAGAGTATATTTGCGCTCGAGCGAAGGAATCGCGAGGGTGCCATTGGCGAAGAACACCTCGCGCGACGTTTTCATCGCGGCTATCCACACCTCGAAAATCACCTTCGACGGCGAATCAGCCTGGATCGTAATGGTCTGGATGACCGGCTGCGGGGTATAGCCTGCAGACATCCGGCCATCCACACCCATTACGGCCTGGGCAAGCTGCACCGCGTCGAACGCGAAGGCGTCGTCGGTCGCATAGCCCTCGATCTTGCGCGGCACCGCGAAAACGGTGCCCACGCCCAGCATGAGGACGGAATTGGCACTGGTCAAAGTCGTCATGATGTGTTGCCCTTACAGGACGGCCAGCGAGGCCAGGGTGATCTGTTGGACGGAACCGCCGTCCATGTACCAGAACGTCATCGGCGGCGTGCCGCGCGCTTCACGCACCTGGGGGCTGGCATCCTTGATCTGCAAGTACCAGCCGCGGGTCTGGAGCGTTTCATCGATTTCCACGCCGGCCTGGTTGTTCACCTGGGCCTTCTGCTGCGCAGACAGCGTCACGCCAGCGCGGATGGAGCCGAAGTTCACGCCCGCGTTGATCGGGTCCAGGCAGGCCGCGTCGATCAGCGTGTAGCCGTCCAGGTTGTAGGGGATCGAGTTCATCTGCGTGAGCAGCGTCATCAGCGCCTGTTGCAGCGCGGCGTTCTGCCAGATCTGGTTCACATAGGTGTCGATCCACTTCCAGTTGCCGCTGATCTGCCCGGGGTAGAAGAAGCGGAAGCGGTCATTGCTGGTCGCGTAGTCGCCATAGAAGTTGTAGCCGTTGTCGATCAGCGTCTGCGCGGTCGTGGCGTCCGTCACCGAGAACGCCAGGCCCGACTGGCTCTTGAAGGCCAGGGTGATCCGGCCATTGGTGCGAGCGAAGTCGATCGCGGCCACCGCGCCCAGGACGAACGCGGCATGCTGGATGTCCTTGAAGACCGGAACCGAGCCGGAATACTCGTTCGCCGCCAAGCGCGCGGCCCAGCTCGTGGTGCTGCCCTGCTGCGTGGCTGCGACGTCGGTATCCCAGCCCACGTAGACGTAGCGGTTGCCCTGGCTGTTCGTCCACGCCGAGAAGGCGACCTTGCCGTCCGTATCGGGCTCGAACGTGGTCATGAACGACGCCCAGTTCTGGGTGAGGTCCGTGATCGCGCCCATGTTTACCGCCTGCACGCCGGCCGCCGCGCCCTGCGACAGCACCGCTCCAGTGGCCTGCGTCAGCTTAATACCGGCCGCGATCGTGCCACTGCCATAGCTGACGGTGCTCGCCGCGCCATCGGTGGCCGAGGTGATCACGAATGCCGAACGCTGGGCGTCATAGGTGCAGGAAGCACCGAACGACGTGAACGCGGCCTGGATGATCGAGGCAGCATTCGAGAAGCTGGTGGCGGCCGACAGGGTGATGGTGCTGGACGTCTTGGCCGTTCCGTCAACCGTCACGGTCAGCACGCCGGTCAGGGCCTGCAGCTGCGCCAGCGTGGTCGAGGCCATCGAGCCGCCGCGCACGTATGCAGCGACCGCCTCGCCCGGGTACTGGGCGAAAAGCAGGTTGCCGGGCTTGCGGGTCGAGTTGTCGAAGCCGTTGAAGTAGATGCCGGCCAGGGTTGCCTCGGTCGACGTCGGACCGAAAAAACGCTGCACATCGCGCGCGGTGGCGAAGCTTTGGACGGTGCCGACTGGCACGGCCGTATCGTGGGTCAGGATCAGGCCGTTCAGGTCGAGCGCCGATCCGCCGGCGCCGATCACGCCAGGGACGACCTGGACGATTTCACTGGCGGGAATGGACATAGCTTTAAGCTCCCGGAGGGTAGGTAGTGTCGACCTCGACGAGGTCCACGTGGAGTTCGTCCGCAAACTGCTGCGGCACGGTGATGGATGGGTTGAACTGCAGGACCGCGTCGACTGACCAGCGTTCCAGGTACTGATGCTCACCGGTGCTAAACGGCAGTTGCCGCGGGTCACCGGTGTAAAGCGGCTGCGCGCCGCTCGCCTTCAATGCATCGCAGCCGTATGCACTGCGCAGTGCGATGGATACCGCCACGGCCATGTCCTGCGCGCTGTCCCCGTAACAATCGACCTGCACGGTCCATTGCGTGGGCCTCGTCAAGGTCATGGTGCCGGCGTCAGGCACATCCGCATACGTGGTGCGGGGTTGGGACAGCGGCGGCGCCAAGAACGGCGTCAGGTATACGTAGCGGCCCTTCGGCGACGGCACGCGGTTTTGCTGCCCCCGCACAACCGCGACCTGGTCACCGACGATGACCTGGACGAACGCGCCCAGCGCCTCCACCAGCGCGTCCTCGGTGACGGAAACGGGAATGCTCATGGTGCCGCGTCCATCTGAAGGGTCACGCCAACCTTGCACCAGTCGGGCCAGGTCTCGAAGACCACAGTCACCAGCCAGACCTGGCCGCCGAAGACCAGCAGATCGCCACCCTTGGCCAGCGGTCGCACGACGCCCTGGGTGTCCCCGAACATGTAGACGCTGCGCTGCACCCCCTGGATGTTCTGCGCCTCGATGTGCGACAGGTCCTTGCCGCTGAGCGGCTGTACCTGCAGGCGCGCCGCCGCGTCTGGCTTGTACTTCGGCACCTGCTTGCGGCCGGCGCCGATCTCGTAGCCGTCGCTCGCGCGCAACGTGCCATCGATCATCGGGTTGACCGCAGCGATGATCGGGCTGGCGATTCCGTGCAAATTCATGTGTCGACCTCGTAGTCCACGCTGTTCATCATGTGGCCGGTGTCGACCAGAGGCTTTGCGAAGCCCTTGCGAGCCACGGTGACAGGCGCCAGCGGCGGGCTATCCAGGTGCCGGATGGACTCCTGCAACTGGCCCTTGATCCCTTCGCCCATCTGACCCAGCGTTTTGTCGATGTCGTAGTCGTTGTTCTTGGCCACCGCACCCAATGCCCGCGGCCAGTCCTTTTGCCGCTCAGAAATCATCTGGCGGAAGAACGGCCGCGGGGGCTGGTTGCGATCAGGGCGGCCAAACTCGTTGATGGCTGCCACGAGAGCAACCGGCGTGCCATCCGGGTAAGTCGCACCTTCCAGGAAGCCGACGCGCAGCGATCCGCCGTCGCCCATCTTCTTGGCCATCTCTTCCAGCCGCCGCACCAGAGCCTGGCCGCCCTTCAGCTCTACGGCCGCCATGGGAACACCACGGGGACGGCGTACCCGGTCGGCGCCGGCCGATAGCGGCCCACCCGGTACTTGGCCGTGGCCTCCCAATACTGAGCGCCGTAGCCGGTCTGCGCGTACCACTGCGCCGATCCCGGCGCCACGTTGTACTCGGCCGATACCGACACCGAGCCTTCGGTTGCGCTGCTGATGCGGCCCACCAGCGGCCGCGGGCCCTGGCCGTTCTCGCCATAGCTCAGCGCTGCCACGTGGGCTGTCAGCAGGTATAGGAGCACCTTGCGCTCGTCGACGTCACAGACCGCGCTGCTGTCCTTATTGCTCAGGTACAGCGTGGCCATGCTGAAGGCATGGTTCAGCTGCTGGTCCGTGAGCGTGGCGAAGGACGGGTAGATCTGCCGAAACTCGGCAGGGTCAAAGACGACGACAGCCATGGGCCGCTCCTATTTCTTCTTGCCTTCGTACTTCTCCGGCGCGATGCCGGCGGCAGGCTTCTCGGGGTCCAGACCTTCAAGCCCGGACACTTCGTCCTTGCGCTCCTTGGCCTTGGCCACGGCGCCGCGCTCGCTGCCCTGGGCGAAGATCATTTCCTTCTTGAGCGGCTGGAAGTCGGCATACAGCTTGGTCCAGGATTCCCAGAAGTCAGCCTGCACTTCGGTGAAGCCGTGGCCGGCGATGGCATCGGGATGGTTGGCACCGTTCAGGGTGACGGAGGGAGCGCCCGGGATGTCCAGGATCAAGCCATTGGGCAGCTTGCATGCAACGGTAACGGTCGACATTTCTCTTCCTCGAATAAAAATGGGGCGCCGGTTGGGCGCCCCTGTTCGTTGCTGACGGCTTGGCTTACACGCCGATCATGCCAGCGATGGCCATGGGGACCTTGATGATGGCGCCCCAGGTGCCCTGCGACTTCTTCTGCTTGAAGCTCGAAGTCTCGCGGACGATCGCGTGGGCGCGCATCTTCTCGGTGAAGGCTGCGGTGCCAACGTTCTGGCCACCAATCGATTCGGCGATGAGCTGCACCAGCTGGCCCGAGCCGGTCGCGTATTGCACGGCCGTTTCGACGGTCAGGTTGGGAAAGTTCTTCGCAAGCAGGTCGGCGACGTTGACGTTGTATTGGTTCGTCTTCGTCAGGTTGACTTCGATCTCGGGCGACATGCACAGCTTCAGCTTGTCGCGCCGCGTGACCAGGCCGCGCGTCTGCGACACCAGTTGCGCGAAGAGGCGCTGCGAGATGTCGTCGTAGACCGCCCCGCCATCCTTCGTGGCCCAGGTCGTGCCGGAACCGGTGCCGGTTGCGCCCGGGGCGATCGGTGCCGACAGGTTCGGGTCGTTCAGCAGGCCGTAGTTCTGCAGGCCGGCGATGCCGAAGAAGTAGCTGTTGTCCTGGAACTTGTTCAGAACCAGGGCAGACGCGACATTCAGCTCCGATGCCCAGTTGATCTTCGCCTGGCCGGCCATTTCCAGCTCGCGCTCACCCCATTCCGTCATGGTCTGGTAGTGGTACGACTGGCGCTGGGGGAAGTTGGCGTTCGCGCCGGCGCGGCCGTTGTTGTTGAAATCGCCGTAGGACGACACTTCGCCCGTGGATTCCACCACCGGGAAGGTGGCGGTCAGGGTGGTCCAGTCGCCTTTCTTCGACTCGCCCAGGATCACGGCACCTTGCATCGGCGTCGTCAGCACGCGCACCAGTTCGGGATCGACGTAGTTCAGCATGTAGCTCGGGATGCCCGAGTTGCTGACAGTGACCAACGGGCCGGCCGCATCCATGGCCAGAGCGTAGTCGTGGCGGTACTCGTCGGGCAGGTAGTCCATGGCGCCCGGGAACACGATGCCGAAGTGCTTCTCCAGCAGCGCGAGGTCTTGGTTTCGTTTCATGTCTTACCCCAGGTTGTAGGAGGTCATCTTGATGAGAGCGCCGATCGCGCCCGCACTGCCGA